CAGCGCCTGGCTGATCCAGTCAGCGATGTAGAACTGCTTGAGCTGGATGCGGGTCGATCCAAACTGCGCCTTGATCTGTTGGGCGGCTGCGGTTTCGCTGGCTTTGGAGGAACCACGCATGATGTCGGAAATGCCCAGCACCTCGTAGATTTGCATCACTTTGTCTTGACGGTACACGCGCAGGTGATCGATGGCGTTAACCACTTCTTGAATTGGAATCCAATCCACCTGGCCCTTGATGCCACCGCGCTCGGCAAACATCGCCCAGTTGTCGACCGGGATCAGTTGGTTTTCTGATCCCTGATTGAACACGCGCTGAATGCCCTCGGCACTCTTGTCGTACACGCCCACCACCTTGGCCGCACGCGTGAGCCAGGTGATGCGGGTGTTGATCTCGTCCAACTCATTGAACTGGTCCTGCGCAAAGATGTAGTCGGCGCGGGGGACAAAGTTGGAGCTGGTAACGTTGGCCGCGACCGGCTTGGGGCAGGGAAAGAAACCGTCCAAGCGCAGCGGGTCCTCTTTGACGTCGAGGATCACATCGCAGCCCTTGGCGTACCAGTACACCTTGCGAGTTTCCTTGCACCAGATCTCAAACACCTCGGCCTTTTTCCAAGGGTCGTGTTTTGGCGCCTGGTCGTTGTAGTTCTTGGTCTTGGTCTGACCTGAAAGCGGCACGATGCGGGCAATCTCTTCACCGAAACGCGCAACCAGTTGGTCCTTGGTCATGTAGACGCGGCGGGCCACCCAACGCACCTCGGGCCAGATGCGGGCGGGGGAATAGAAGAAGTCCTCCCAATAGACGTAGTCGCAGGGCGCGTCCTCGTCCACAATGCGCTCGCCCTCTTGCGCCGGCTCCAACTCCACACCGGTCAGCGGCTCGATCACGGCGTCAATGGTGTATGGCTCGGTCTTAACCTCGTAGCGCAACCAGATCTGACCCAAGCCCACCACTAACCAATCCTCAATGCCCTGGCGCACGGCCGCGTCCCAAGCGCTGGTGTTGTCGTCAAAGCCGCGATTGAGCAAACGCTGAACAATCGTGCCGGCCACGCGAGCCACATCGTCCTCGTAGTCCTGGTAGGTGCGACTCACATCGGCCTTAGGCGGGCGGGCGTAGAGCATGGAGAGCAGCACCTGCATGGTCGACCAGAACAAATTGACTCTGCTCTCGTCGCGGCCATACGCGTCGCGCTTGTCCAAGTACCGCTGGGTGATGCGGTTGGCGTCAGCGTGGAACTTGCCCAGCTCTTGCTGACTGGCCTCGATCTCAGTACTCCAACGCTGGGCCAGCCCCATCGGCGTGTTCTGGAAATCGCTGTCGCTGGTAATGAGTGTCTGGTCCATCATCCAATCCTTGCGTTGCGTGTTGGTGCCGTGTCCCAAAGATCGTTCAGGGCAAACTGGTAATTCATCTCTTTGGGCAATGTTGTGTTTTTAGGCGCACGGTTTGATTTTCTTGACGCCGGGCGCGCAGCAAGGGCCAAGTACCTGAAACTGTCACTTGCGTGCGAGTGTTGGTCGTGCTTGGGCCGGTTGCGGTAGGTCTGCGTCCTCTCGTCCCACTCCCGCATGTAGGCGCGCAGGTGCTCCAGGCCCTCGTAGGTCTTGTCCTCATCGAACCAGCATGTGGGAAGTGTGAGCCTCACGGCCTCGATGCCGTCTTGCAAGCTCATTTCGGGCACCAGGTTCGGCCGGATGCCGTTGGCCAAGAACTGCTCAATGATGCTTTTCCCGGTCTGAAGGCTTTTTGCGCGGGCGTCGTGCGGAAGCCACACCCCACGCGGGTTGACCAGGTACGGCCGGGACTTCACCCAGTCGATGTAGTGCTGGATCGGCTGGTTATCAGCCTCGTAAAAGTCCACGACGCGGATGCCGTCGTAGGTTTCCTGCCAGGCCCACCAGCTGCAGCTGTCGGCGTAGCCCAGGTCAGCGACCACGTTCACGGCGACTGCCTTGTCGATCGGGTGCTTGCCGATTCTTTGCTGCTCGTAGGCGTCTCCGATTTGTTTGGCGTAGTAGGCGCCAGGCACGGCCGCATCGAATGAGCACTCGTACTCGACCGCGAACGCCTCCTCGGTCATCTGCGCCTTGGCGTCCCTCAATTCCTCGGGGTGAATGATGTTGGTTTTGCTTGCCGGCAGCTCCATCAGGAGGTGCGTTTCTTCGTTGAGCCGCGCCTCTTCGCGCAGGTTCCAGAACAGGTTTTTGCCCGCCGGTGTCCCGGCAAAGATTGCCCAGCCTCTTCTGTCCGACAGCGCCGGTCGCAGCACCGTGTACCAGGCGCTCGGGCGCATCTGCCCCATCTCGTCCATCACCACGCCGTCAAAGTACATGCCGCGCAACGCGTCGTAGTTGTCGGCGCCGGCCACATAGATCGTGCTCTCGCCGCCGTGGCCGTTGTTGATCGTGATCTTGAGTTCCGATTCGTTGGGCGGTTTTGACCAGAAGTCCCTGGTCAGGTCCTTGAGGTACGCCCATGCGACGCGTTTCGCTTGATCTCTTTGTGGGGCGAGGTACGCGAACTGCGGTTTGGGTAGCGCAGTCTCCAACGCCCCGATCACCAGGTCAGCGCACATGGCCACCGTCTTGCCAGCGCGCCGGTGCGCCACCACCACCGTCCACCGCTTGCTGCGGTTGTGCAGCGGCAGGAACACCTCGCGGGGGACGTATTCGGATAACTTCATGTTGCGTGATTCTCAATAGGGGTTTGGGGGGTACTGAGAAAGGGTGGGGGGACCCGGCTCAAGCCCCCCTCCCCCCTGCCGATCGAGGGGGGGTGGGGGGTCGGCCACGCGCCCCAGCCACCCCCACCCCGGCAAGGCCCCAGGATCGCGCCAGGATCGCGCACAGCACGCGAGCGCGGGCTGGGTGCGGGGGTGGTAGCGTCACGCACCTTGCGCGCCTCCTGCGCCGTTCTGATCGGTCGGCCCTGGCTCGCCTGCCTGGCCGCCCTGCTCGGCTGCCCCTGCCTGGCCGGCCGCCGCCCCCTCGCCGGCCCCTGCCGACTGGGTGGGCTGATCAATAATCCGGTACTTGCCGCCGTTATCTCGTTGTAAATCAATGACTTCCGTCACGACCTCGGCGGGTTGTGCCGCAATTGCGCCAATATTCCGGTTGCCCAGCCAACTCAACTGCACCTGGATGCCGCCTTCCACGTTGGCGTTGATCTGCGTCGGCAGGACCTTGCTCACCAGGCTGACAAACGCGGCCCGATCGCTCTGTGTGCCCTTGGCCAGGCCGGCCAGGTACTCAGCCCCGCCGACCGCATCAAACGCCTCGATGACCGCGTCGCGCAGGTTCGTCAGCCGGTTTTTGACGCCCTTCGGCCGGCCGCTCGGCGTCCGCACGCCGTTGACCGGGCTTACGCCGCCCTTTTCTCGCTTTCCAGCCGATTTTTCTTCACCCTCTTGTGCGGCCACCGCATCGTTGATCGCCGCCTGCATCACCGCGGCCTGCAACTGCTCGCCCAGGTCCTGTTGTTGCGTTTCCATCTCAGTCCTTCCAAACCTCGACCGCCACCCAATACGCGACCATCAGCCAGCCCAACCAGGTCAGGCCGGTGAACGCGACAAAGATCACCCCGGTGATCCCGATCAGGTCCACATCGCGCTGGCTTTGTTCGTTCATGTTGTGATTCTCGCATCCCCTGTGGATAACTGCACCGCACCTACTCCACACCTATATCTAAGTGGGTGCGGTGCACCCTGTGCAGGGCATTTGTGCCCCCACCTTAGGGTGGGTGGGGCACACAACTGCACCTACTGCACCAACTCTGCACCTACTACTAGGTGCAAGCCCTGTGCACTCGGTGCGATGCATTGCCCAGCGCCCCAGCGGGGGCATGCACCCGGTGCACTCACTCCCCGCTTTTTCTGCTACAATCGCCGGAGGCGATTGGGTAGTAGGTGCACTAAGTGCAATCGCCAAATCAAGCCCCGCACAAGCCCTGTCGGGGCTTTTTTGTTGCTCACGCATCAAGCCTCCGACCGATGCCATGCTCAGCCTCAAGAGCACGCGCAAACGCGTGGACCTCCTGATGCTGGCGCCACAACTCAACGATGCGATCGGGCGACAAAGGCTCGACCTCGACCGGCTCCACGCATTGCACCAGGCCGCCGGGTGTGTCCACCATCTCGCCGGTCGGCACCAATCTGATCAGTCGGGTGCTCATGCTCGC